TCCAATCTCCGTAATTTCGTATCTGTTGGTGGTTGGAACCTCACCAGAAAATACAAGCTTTGTCTGACCGTCTTCTTCAATAAAGCCACGTGAAGTAATTGGAATTCTAAACATTTCAAAGTCTAGAGACTTCTTGGCAGCAAAGGCATTCTTTTCCTCTGTAGTAAAAGAAGATCCAGCTGCCTTTGGAACTGCACCACAGCCCACAGCAATATAAGATGCATAAGCTGGAGCAGTACCAATTAGGTACTTACCCAGGATGTCTTTTCCAACTTCTGTAATCATTCTTCTCCTAATTAATTATATCACGCTAGGCCATGTCCAGTAGATACTGAATCGCCAGATGCCATAACCTCTAGCTCAACCAACATGTTGTCCTGGATATTCTGAAACTCAATGACTACGAACGGTGTCCCATCTTCTACCTCAACGTAAAAGTGTTGCCAGTAGTCCTGTCCAGTAGGCAAGTCTGGATTTGTAATAGGAATATAGTTTTCCAAAACAATTCCGTACTGTCTGAAAACCTCAGAAAGTGTGCCTGGCAAAGAAATGATGTTATTTGATGAGTACTCAAATGCAACATCGTTAATGTCTTTGATAATCTGATAAGACAAGCTTTGACCATTTAGCATGTCGTGTCTTGAAAGCAGTAGCAGTTCTTGGCTAGAAATTTGTCCAAAAAGAAGGTACTCTAAAACCTGCTCTGGTATAGTCCCAGCATCTCTTTCTACCAGTGCTAGCTCTGGCACCTTGACAGATCCTCTAGCAAAAGAGGAAGAGTCTACAATTTTCTTAGCTTGCGTAGCTCTTGCTGATTGCACTATGACACCTCACTTAAAAATACTTGCATCTCTGGGCCATCTGGAGACCTAAAATATTCTATCTGATAAACCACAAACCTATTCGAACCATATCCTATCTGACTTACGCCATCTACAGAATAATCAACTTCAACAATATCTCCAAGCTGAATCATTGGATTTGGGAAGATGGAAACTCCAACTGATTTTCTTGGCTTCATAATTTTGTTTGATAGCCAAAGCATGAGGTTGTTTGCAGAGTCTCTGTTTTGAATATATCTAGCGTCAATGTTAAATTCATTTCGTCCATACATGATTCTATTGTTTTTAATTTCTTGATACTGCTGCTTAAACAACGATGGAGATGTAACAACAATACCGTTGGAAATTTCAGGATTAGACATCTTTGCCTTTTCGTTAAAAAACTCATCTACGCTTAGCTGGTTTTGAGAGTCTTGCGTAAACGTTATGCCCTGAATCTCTAGAGATGATTGGGTTTCAGGACTGATCTCAAGCATTGCGTCTGTGGCATTAAAGACCAAGAACTCTGCAGAATAAGAACCACCAAAGAATGACGAGACTACATATGTCTTTAGCTTGCTTGGGTTAGGTGTCATCCTTGAATATAGTGCTGGGTATGCTTCTGTATATTTAACATCGAAATATGCTGCTTCTCTCATGATTGTGCCAAACTCATCGTAATAGATGTTATACTTTGGTGGCTCTCCAGATCCAATGTTAGCAAGGTATGTAGACTGAACTAGTCCACTAATGGCATACTTTGAGAACGACTCGTTAATGTTTACCACATTTGTGCCAAAGGCTGAATTCACAACTGGAGAAAGCTTTAGCAGTGGGTTGCTAGCATAGTTGTGAGCAAGTGCATAAATATTTTCAAACATGCACTTAGAGGTTCCACGAAGGAATAGTGCCATTCCATTACCAGCTGTAATTGGATTGTTATCAGTTACAGATGCAATCTGGGTACCATCCATATATAGGAAGAATGTTCTTGTGCCATCAACATTGTCTACATACTCAAAGGCTATGTCCTTTACACCCTGAATACCCTCTTGGGCAAATACCCTAGATTGTCCAAGAAAGTCTCCGTGGTCAACAGCGATGTCTGCTACGCCTCTCCACAGCAATTCTGGCATAGAATATTGCTTATATCCCGAATTAGCTGTTGGATTGCTAGTGATTACTTTGTAGAAGAACACGTTGGCTGCCCCAAACTGTTCGATATTTTCTGTATCTAGGGCAGCAATTTCAAAGTAATAGCCGTCGCCAGTTGTTGGGTTTAGCAATCCAGCAATTCCTCCAGATCCGCCAGCAAGAACTGGGTTTGTTTCTGGGTTATCGGTTTCAAGACTTAGGTATGGCATCGATCCGCTGGCCTCCTGGAAAGCTGCAGAGCTAGAAGACATTTTACCAACTATTCTCATTCGTGTTCCAAAGTGTGTGTAGAACGATGATGTAGTGCTAACTTCACCAGAAACAGATGGGCTAGATGTATAAACATATGTGATGTGGTTAATTGGAGAATAAACTGGATTAGCTGAGCCAGCACCGTCCATGATTAATGCTGAGGCCTGAGTCATCTGAGACTCTAGGGTTAGCCTTGTTGCATTTGCGTTTTCAGTGAAAGACGAGGCAGCCATAAAGTTTTTTATTTTGCCATTGATAATTGTCTTCTTGGCCTGGCTGACTGCTTCGCTAGACGGCATAAATTTTACTGAGTCCTGCAGACTTACAGAAAGGGAATTCATTGCATTTGCAATGTCTTCTTCCGCATCGGCAATGGAGCTATTAATGGAGCTAATCTCAGAAATAATTGCAGAGTTGCCTGGGGTTAGTAAAAGGTTCTTGTTTAAAGAGCTAATCTCTTCTTGCAAAACCTTAATAGCTGACTTTTTCTGAATAATCTCTTGTCTTCTTGCAGCATCTTGCTCAGACAAGGCCTTTACTGCAACAAGTTCGTCATCAATAGATATGTCAAAAATAAACTTTGAGTTCATTCCTAGTCCGCTAACAGAAGATCCGTTTGTCCATTTTGTATTGAGACCTGCAGGATGCTCTGTTACCTGAGTACCAAACTGACCACGACCATGCTTAGCAACTGGTCCATTTGCTAGTACTGTCTGTCCATTAACAATTCTATAGTTAGGCTCCGAAAAAATTCTAACACGACCAGTAGGGTAGATCTTTCCGTTAAACAGCAGTTTAGAAAAGTAGTTTTGGTATTCGTCAAGGCTTGTGATCCACACTGGGGCAGTAATGCCAGTAATGCTGTACTCAATTGCATCAAACTTTATGACTTCTCCATTAGCGTAAAAGTATCCGTTGTACTTGTCTAGCAGGGCAATGGCTTCTCCAAAGTCAATAATGTTATTGACTACTTGGCCATTTACAACGGTTGGAATCTGATTTGACAAGTTAGATTTTAGTGGTGTAGCTGTAAGGACATAGACATTAGATGTTGCCTTTTGTTCATTAATAGCTGTACGCTTCTCTACCCCAGAAGCTTTCCAAAGAGTGGTTGGCTGATAGACCCAGCTTCTCTTAGCCTCTGACAATAAAGCTTGCTTAGTATTAGCCACTGACTTTTGAATATACTTAACAGAATAGTTAATCTTTCCATCATTGTAAACAGAATCTGGTTGCATAGAAATGTCAACAATGTTTGCTAGGCGGTTGCTAGTTGTTTGATTTTTGTATACGCCATTTCTATCAAAATCTTTGGTTCCAAGCAAAGCAATGTCTGTAGACCTCTGGGACTCTGATGGAATCATGTAATTCTTGCTCATGACAACAAAATTGTTATACTCGTCAAAGAACATGGCACTCTGTGTAGAAACTGCAATGTCCTGAAGAGTTTCTGCAATTGACTTCTCTGGGTCTGTATAGAAGAATGGAATTACTTCTTCTGTTTCAGAAGCAAGTCTTTTAAATGTGTAGTTAGAAAATCCAATATGATCTAGCAAAGATGATATTGCATACGAAATTGAAACGTTTGTCATCAAAAATTCAGGTGTTGAAATTGATTCAAAGTAGAAATACAGATCTCTTAATGATATGGACACGTCTCTAGTGTTTGGATTAAACTCTGGGAATGACTCCACATACATTGTCTTAAGTGGCACATAGAACCTACCGCCATCGTTTGTAATTACATCAAAGAACTTTACCTGCATGTTATTAAATGATTCCAGAGGAACAATTGATGATGGGTTGCTTTCTAGAAATGCCTGCTCTGGATCAAAAAGCGACAATGTTCCTGTGGATGCCAACAATTGTCCAACTGGCAATCCAGTTGTGCCCAGGTCTGAGGCAGCCTTCGTTATGTTAAAAGATTCTGTTAGGTCAGAGATATCAGCAACTAGTCTTGGAGAAATCTCAATGATGTCAAGTGTTGAATTATACTTGTTCATCTTAGTTGCAGCAACCCTAATTCCAGAAATATACTGAAACTCTCTATACTGCAATCCAGCAATGCCGTCATTGTATGAGTCTGGGCTTGCTAGGTCAGTAACAAAGTTTGACTTTTGAGTAACTGTGGAATCAACCAATAGCCAGCCATACTGAGGAGCAAAGTACTCCCAGGTAGTATTTCTCCAAACTGCCAAAACTCCCTTGTCTATGTCGCTAGTCTTAATTAAGTAGCCATCTCCATCCTGAGATTGTATTGGCAATGCTGCTTCAGAAGAAACGACTCCGCTATAAACAAAAATGTCAGCAAATTCTTCTGGAACGATTAGTCCATAAGACAGCTCCACATATCCATCTGGACCAACAATTGGAGAGCCATCTGGCCTAGAACTTTCTGCCGTAAACTTTTTTACTGTTTCCCATCTGTCGTTAACAAGAACGTCCACCTGCCATTCAGCTGGGGTAGTTTGATTTTCATATCCAAATAATGGATCTTGAATTTGTCCATTAAGGGTATTAAATGGTGAAAGGTTGATGCTACCAACATTGGTTTGCATCTTAAGAACAATTCTGTTAGCTGCGACATTACTCTTATAAACAACAAATGGAGCAGCATCATTTATAACATTTTCCCCATTTGACTTAATATTTGCAATACCATATTCAATGCCGTTCTCAACTCTATAAGAAGTCCAGTACTTAAACTTGTCTGCCTTGTGCGACATGTAGTATCTTGGTCTCAAAGCCATATCTGGGTGACTGTGATGAACGTATGGTGTTATTCCATATCTAACCTTATTAATTCCAGACCTTGGCCTAAATCTTCCAAGACAGTCCTCTAGAGAATAAAGAAGTCTTTCTTTTTCTTTTGGCTGCTTAAGTAGGGTTGGCATTCCGCTATCATCAATACCGCCATCAAGAACCACATCTGAGTTTGTGGCATTGGTGTAAAAGTTTCCTTCGTCAAGTGGGTCGTAGGAAGATGGTAGTGACCCATATTTAGATGCAACACCATCTAGTGGACGATACCTATAGTTTCCAATCTTTTCAACATTGTCAATGTCATTTAGGTTCCACTCTGCCACAACAAAAGCATTGCTCTTAATTGTAGAAGAGGAAAGTAGGTGGCTTTTAAGTTCTTCATTTTGGAACATGCCTATACCTCTTCCAGGGTAACTGAAATGTTCCAGAAGTCATGGTTGCTGCTTCCTCTTTTTACAACACTATAAGAGAAGTCAGCAATAT